AATCATTAACCGTGACCATCAGGGGAATCTCAGATCCTACGGTTTCACAAGTGCCGGACGTGGTCAGATCATTCACATCAAGCCGGTCGAGGAATGGGCAAACGAAGAGTTCCCGGAAGAGATCGAGAGGAAACTTGAGAAATGACATTTTACCAGATAATCGAGACAATCAATCTGCCGTGCGTATACGGATATTTCAGGAGGGGTCAGTCCCTTCCTTATTTTTCATATACGGGAGCGGGGCAGGATATATTTTACGCTGATAACACCGGGTATCACCGTGTTAATTATTATCAGCTGATTTATTACTTCAAGACTAAAAACGAAGCCTCCGAGGAGCAGATCGAGCAGACACTCCTCGACAATGGCTATACATACGATAAAGGTCCTGACCTCTACGACGAAAGCGAAGGGGTCTATTACATCATTTACGACAACGTAAAAACAACAAGAAAGGGGCTAATCAATGGCTAACAAAGTTGAATTTGGTATCTCACAGCTCCACGTCGGAACATATACTGTCGGCGAAGGCGGAACCGTAACTCTCGGAACTCCGTACCATCAGCCGGGTGCGGTCAGCTTCTCGCCTGAGGAGCAGAGCGAAAGCAACACGTTCTATGCTGACAATATTCCGTACTGGAGCGGATTCTCCGGCGGGACATTTGAGGGCGATCTTGAAGTCGCGAAGTTCAGTGATGAATTCAAGACTCAGTTCCTCGGATATAGAGCTCTTACAAACGGCGGTCTTGCAAACGTAAAGAACGCGATCAAGCCGTCTGTTTACATCGCTTTTCAGGTCGAAGGCGATGCGGAAAGCAGAAGAGTTATTTTCTATAACTGCGCTCTGGGAGTAATCACAAGAGAGTTCGCCACGATCGAGGACAACAAGGAACCAGCGACCGAAACACTGAGCGTCACTTGTACCGGTGACAATGCGACAGGAGTTTCAGTGGCTTCACTCAAGCCGGGCGACACTGGTTACGCAACACTGTTCACCGCTCCGACGGCGCCGGAACTCGCATCAGCGTAAATCTATCGAGGCGGGGCGGAATAGTCTCGCCTCTGTTTTTTTAGGAGGCGAAAAATGAAAAAGGTTATTACCATCGGCGATAAGGATATCGAACTGAACAATAACGTTGCTTGGGTAATGGAATATCGCGACCAGTTCGGGAAAGATATTGTTCCGTCACTGATGCCGTTACTCGCTACGATGATCGAAGGATTCGCTTCGGTCATTTCAGAAGCGGGAGGAGATAAGCTCGATGTCAGTTCTCTTGCTTCGGCTGTCGAAGGACGTGCGATGGAAATCCTGTTACCGATGTTTCAGATCGAAATGGTCGACGTTGTTATAAACGTGCTGTGGGCGATGGCAAAGGCGTCTGACGATAATATCGCGCCTCCGAAACAGTGGGTCAAACAGTTCGATGAGTTCCCGCTCGATGTTGTCGTTCCGGCTGTTTACGAACTGATTCTGAAAGGATTCGTCAGTTCAAAAAACTTGGACAGGCTGAAGAAAGTCGGAGCAAGTCTGAAAGATCTTCAGCCGTCAAACTAAACGACATCATCCTCGCCGGACTTGAACGAGGGCTTACGATGTCAGATATCCGCCGGATGCAACTCGGTCAAGTGGTCGATTTCGTGATCGATTACAACGAACGACAGGAAGAATCAGATCGGCGGGCAAAACAAGAAGAAAAGCGGGGCCACAGGCGTAAGGCTTCGCAGAATGATATAAACGCATGGTTTGGATAAGGGGAACCAATGGCAAACGGTAATATCAAAGGAATCACAATTCAATTCAACGGTGATACTACCCGACTTGATAAGGCTCTCAGGGAGATCAACAACAGTACACGTGACCTCGATAAAGAACTTAAACAAGTCAACAGTGCTTTGAAGTTCAATCCGACTTCGGTCGAACTGTGGGCGCAGAAACAGGAGATCCTCAAACAGAAGGTAAGCGAGACGGAGAAAAAGCTGGATGCGCTGAAACAGGCGCAGAAGCAAATGGACGATTCCAACCTCGACAATACTTCTGCGGAATATAGGGAACTTCAGCGCGAGATCATCACGACAGAGGATAAGCTGAAAACGTTCAAGCGTCAGCTTGCTGAAGTCGGAAACGCGAAATTGTCCGCGCTCCAGCAATCGTTCGAGCAAGTTGGTAAAAAGGCAGAATCAGCCGGACGCTCTCTGACTACACACGTTACGGCCCCGATCGTAGCAGCTTACACGGCTTCGGCTAAATACGCTTCGGACTATGAGGAAAACCTCAACAAGATAGACGTAGCGTTCGGTAAGAATTCCGAATCTGTTAAGGATTGGGCGAATAATGCAAGAAGCGCGTTCGGTATGTCGAAAGTACAAGCGACCGAGGCCGTTTCCGGTTTCGGTGCTCTTGGTAAGGGTATCGGCCTGACGGAAAAACAAGCTGCTGAAATGTCGATCACTCTGAGCGGTCTGTCCGCGGATTTAGGCTCTTACTTCAATGCAAGTACGGCAGACTCCGCGAAGGCTCTTGAAGGGATCTTCACTGGCGAGTCCGAAGCGTTAAAGAAGTTCGGCGTCGTAATGAATGACACCAACTTAGAGAAGTTCGCTGCGGATCAGGGACTCGTCTGGAAGGAAATGGACCAGAGTCAAAAGGTAACGCTCCGTTATAACTACGTTCTCGCTAAAACGAAGGACGCACAGGGAGACTTTTCGAGGACCTCCTCAGGAACGGCAAACAGTACAAAGATGTTCACTGCTGCGACTCAGGATCTGAGCACGGCGATCGGAGAAAATCTGTTACCGCTGATCACACCGATCATTCAGAAACTCACGCAATTGATTGACCGCTTCAACAAGCTTTCACCGCAGACACAGAAGATAATCACTTACGTTGGTCTTGCACTGGCTGTTCTCGGACCGCTCCTGATCATCATCGGAAAGGTCGCACTCGGTATCAGTTCGGTTATCAAGGTAGTTAAACTGGCAAGCGGGGCAATCGGGCTGTTATCGTCCGGGTCGCTGTTGCCGATCATCGCTGTTATTGGTGCGGTTATCGCTGCGGGTGTCCTGTTATACAAGAACTGGGACAAAATAAAAGCGGGTGCGAAACTGCTTTGGGGTTACTTAAAAACCGCGTGGGATGGCATCAAGACAAAGACGGTAAACGCATGGAATGCCGTTAAGAATGCAATCATCACTCCGTTCAAAACAGCAAGAGACAAGATCAAGTATTACATCGATAAGATCAAAGGCTGGTTCCCGATCAAGCTCGGGAAGATATTCAAAGGAATCAAGATGCCACACTTCGAAATCGAGTGGTCCAGCGTCAAGGCCTTCGGCAAAGAAGTCAAGTATCCAAGCGGGTTTGATATCAGCTGGTACAAAAACGGCGGTATCTTCGACAATCCGTCTTTGATCGGTGTCGGAGAAGCTGGACCTGAGGCGGTTGTTCCGCTCGATAAGTTCTGGGACAAGCTCGATAGCATGAACACGGGTGTCACTATAAACGTTTACGCTTCGGACGGAATGAACGTCAATGAGTTAGCTTTGAAGATCGAGCAGAGGCTCGTTCTCTTACAGAAACAGAGGCAAATGGCACATGGCAGTATTTAATTCATTTACATTTGACGAAATAAACAGCCTCAGTCACGGGATTTACGTCACCGGCGAGGCTGTTTTCAACGCACCGGAGAGGATGGTCGAAATGATTCAGATCCCGGGCAAAAACGGAGCACTCGCGATCGACCAGGGCTATTTTTCAAATATCGAAGTGACGTATCCGGCAGGGTGCTTCGCTGACAGTATGAGGGACTTCGCTGACAAGATCGCAGAGTTCAGAAACGTACTTGCGTCACGTTATTCGTACAAGACGCTGACGGATACATATCATCCGGGCGAGTACCGACTTGCACTGTATAAGGCGGGGCTTGAAGTAAGTCCCGTCAGATACAACAGTGCAGCGCAGTTCAGCATCACTTTTGAGTGCAAACCGCAGAGGTGGTTGACGTCAGGTAATACGGTAAAGATTTACACAAGATCGGGCGGGACTCTGACGAATCCGACATTGTTCGAAGCAAAACCACTGATCAGCGTAACAGGATCGGGGACCGTTACTGTCGGGGATAAAACGCTTACAGTTCTACCGGGGACAAGTTCCTCGCAGACGATTTATATCGATTGCGAAACTATGGAGGCGTGGGAGATTCTGGAAGGTGGTGGCATGATCGCCCGAAACGATTACGTGCAGAACGTTGACGATGGATTTCCGACTTTGAAGCCGGGCGATAATACCGTTCTTGGTGGTACTGGAATATCGTTTATACGCATAACTCCGAGGTGGTGGACTATATGATTCCGATTCTATATACACACGAAGAAACGCAGTTTGTGACGAACGGTCTCGGACGGCTGTCAGATATCATTAGTTGCACCGTAACCGAAGAGCGTAACGGTGTTTATGAATGCGAATTCGAGTATCCGCTCGACGGTGTGCATTATGACGAGATCCAGCTCGGACGGATCGTGGCTGTGACGCATGACGAGAATCATGATATTCAGCCGTTTGAGATCTATGCGCGTACCGTCCCTGATCTGCGGGGCGTCGTAACGTTCAACGCTCATCATATCAGCTACCGACTCGCAGACGTTGTGATCATGCCGTTCACAGCTGAGTCGGCTGCGGGTGCTCTGAGCGCGATGGAATCGCATTCAGCGAATACAAGCATATTTACATACTGGACGGACAAGGTCGTTTCAGCTACTTTCAACAACACCGTTCCGAGGTCCGCACGTGGGATGCTCGGAGGCGAAGAAAACTCAATACTGGACGTTTACGGGACCGGCGAATATGAATTCGATAAATTTGACGTAAAACTGTATCTGCACCGAGGTACTGATTCGGGTGTCGCTATCAGGTATGGAAAGAATCTTGTTGACCT